TAAAATAGTATCATCTAAATTGAATATTTTTAACCCCGATAAATCTAAATCCCCCAAGATAGAACCCTTACCAGCACCAGGGGCGCCAGCAAGGATTATAGCTTTTGGGTTACCTTGAACTTCCTTTAAAAGTCGTGTCAGTGAAATCATCAATGTGTTTTAATATAAATATCACAACTTTCGTTTCACTTGCGTTTTAAATTGGGTAAAAATAGGTTTATGGGTTGGGTTTTCTAAATCAAACAATTTTTTAACTGTTTTAAAAATATCAAGATTTTCTTCTTGTGAACGAGATGACTCATACATTTCCCATCCTTTACCTTGCATTTTACCACTTGCACCCTTACGTTTGTTAGATTTTAACCAAAGGATACCATAGCGGTTTGCTTCTTTACCATAACATTCTTTATACATTTGACCATAAACAGCTGCCTGTAAATCATATGTTGTTTGTAGATTATTAGATGTTTTAAAGTCGATAATCCAAAGTTCACCATCAATCTCACAAACCATATCACAAGTACCTGCTACTTTAAGTTCATCTGAAAATAGGTGTACTTCAGTTTCGATTAGTATAGGATTGTATTCTTCCCACCATTCAACAAAACGTAAAAACATTTGCCAAACATCTGGATGATATAAGGGGCGACCATGAGGACCTAAGAAGTTTAATTCTTCCCCGTTTAAATACGCTTCAATCATTTCATGAACTTGTGTACCTTCTTCCCCTGCTTTTTTAACAATATATTCAGATGAATAACCTACTTTTTTTAGCCAGTCTTCAAAATACTTACCTTTAGGGTAAGTTCCTAAAACATAAGTTACTGAGGGGTAATATTCGCCATTTCGTCTATAATAGCGCGAATCAGGCATTGTAATTTGCTTGGCATCTTCAGAAATTTCTAAGATACGATCGTAAGACTTTTTAATGTTTCTCTTACTCATAGTAGTTGTAGCTTCCTTTCCATCAAACCATATTGATCTATTGGAAACGTTTTTTGAATTAGTTTTGTGAAATTTTCAAATCCCATTTCACTCGGGTCTTTCCCATCTAAGTCCATAAAATAGACTTCCTTACCTTGATTTATAAAATATTCAGCAAACTTGAGGGCTTGCTTTTGGGCGTCTGTATCTAAAGCTATATAGATTTTTTCAACTTCAGATGTGACGATTTTTTTCATTAAATTTTGTTGTATATTTTTGCCTAATAGCGGGATAGCATTTCTTTTAATGGCTATGGCATCAAATGGTCCTTCGCACAATATAAGCGGTATACTCCAGTTTATAAACAATTCAAATGGTACAATGTCACGTGATGTTTCTGGGTTGCGATATTTTACATAAGGATCCTTTTCAAATGAACGACCTGTAAAATAGTTTAATTTTCCTGTTTCATCATAAGATGGAATAATAACCATTTTAGCATATCGACCTGATTCGCAATAACCAATATTATATTTTTCAATATCATCTCTTGTAATGCCTCTATTTTTAAGATAAGCAAAAGCATGACGTGCTACAATATCACGACTACCTATAATTGGTTTAAATTCTTCGGGAAGTTTTAGTTCTGTAGAAGTAGTTACTTGTTTGTATTCAACTTCTGAACCTATAAGTTTGGTTAATTCTTCAAATTTTTCAGATGATGCTCCTACTTTTTTAAAGATTTGAGATATACGACTACCTTTTTTATCACAAGCCCAACAATGCCAAGGATTATATCCTTTTTTATGCTGGGTGAAATTGACTTCTAGTTTAGGTTTATGGTGGTTGCAGTAAGGACAGTGATAAGCTTTATTGCCCCTCGCTGTTCTTTTCCCTGCACCTAAGACAGAATCAACTAGATTAACAAGTAGTTCATTTACCATAGAGGGTAATATACGAAACCATTTTTAGACATCAAAGTCACGTGTAAAAAACTTTCCAAGAATGTTATCATTAAAGAATTCATCTGGTTTTTCTAGTACTTGGTATACCATTTGGTATTTTACTTCATAATAAGTTAATAACTTTTTTGTAGGGGCACAAATTATAATATGACGTTCAAAATTTTCTTTTGGTTCGGTCTCGTATAATTCTTTTAGGTATTTGTTAGAGCCCCAATATGATTTCCAATTTGATTCTTTAACTGCGAGTTTGTAAGCAGGTCTTCTACCTACTACACCTTCATATTCAGCTAATTCTTTTTTGGTTAATTTTACTTTAGTTGTGTTTTGGAGTATTTTTTTTCCAATATAAGCTTTGCCAGTTGGTTTGTGAACTATTCTATAAACAAAGCCATAAGTTTCATCAGGAAAGTCAGAGACTCCCTTCATTTCTTCATTTTGATAAATCCAGTTCATGATTGTTTTTTTAAGTGTCGAAATTAACAATTAAAGTAGTATCTACATACCTAGAAATTGGTACGGGAAATGAAAGTTTTCCTACTACTAATAATTGATTATTTTCATCGTACAAGCCGATGGTTGTTACATATGGATTAAATTCTGATCCTGTTGCAAAATCATAATAAACATCATCAGCACTGCCTGAGAGTAAAGTTGGGTTAAGAGAGAAATCAAATTCATTATTTCTAATACCACACTTATATTGATGTTCGTATAATCTAAATGAGGATGAAAAATTAACTGTAAAATTAGCTAAATTAGCAACAGATTCACTTACTTCACCACCCATTGTAATAAGGGAACTAGTAGTAAATGTTGCTATACCATGAGAATAAAATACTTGACCTACAATACTCCCAGAATTAAGACCGGTTAGTGACCCATAACTTCCAGCTCCATAAGCTCCTGCCCCATAAGCAGCTATAGAACCTGATGTTGATAATACTTTAAGATTACCTTCCCCATCATCAATAACTTTAGCAGCTAATCCTAAAGAGTTAGTATATTCTACCTCAAATGTATAAGGAACAATATTTTCACCAAATAATTTAGCAGGTACAGAAACTACGGAGATTTTATCCCCTGATCCTGTTGGAAAATATCTTGATTGGGTTAGAGTTGATTGAAGATAATTTTCATATCTAGGAGCTTCAATAGCACCTACATACCTAAGGTCTTCAGGAGTAGCACCTGCTATAATACTTCGTGTAGGAACTGTATCTCCTAAACTTGAGGTTAAATAGTTTGAATAATATAATTGTTTAATACTAGAGTAAATAACCGTAGTATTTTGTATAAAAACTAATCCTGTAGGTTGTTCAGACTGGGATATAAAAACTGATGATGTTGGTTTTATTCCCTGATAGACTTCAATTCCAACGGTAGAACCAGTTATCTCATTACCACTAAAAGAAAATCCTTTAATAGCATCAAATGGTGTTATAGCAACATCCTTCGTTGTAAATTGTTTGAACGCACTCATTCATTTTAGAAGTCTAGCTTAACTCTCACAAGTAGCTCTTTTGTAAAATCTTTTGGTAAAGGTCTTGACAACTTCGCTACAGCTAAGAGTTCGTTATTATCGTTGTAAAGTCCTACTGTGGTAATATAGGTTTTAGGGTTATCAATAAATGAATTAAATAATACTTCACCAGTAGAACCCGAAATAAATGATGGGTTTTCTGAATAGTTAAATTCACTGTTTCTAGCTCTAACGAAAATAAAATCAGATGAAAGTGTTTCTTCTGAGTTTAGAGTAAATCCGGATCCGGCAGCTCCAGCAATATTTAAAGAGTTTACAATTTTAGCTTGGTTAAATGATCCTGAATCAAATGAACGTGTTGTTGGAAGTGAAATACCACCTACAGACATAGATCCACTTAAAGCTTCACCATTTAATAAAATTACTCCAATATCAGGTAACACCCAACCATATGAACCTGAATCAGCCCAACCATTAGCATTTGAACCTGTGTAAACTGTTCCAGCTGAGCCTGAAACTAGGTTATATTTTCTACCGGCATCAGTATAGGTTACTGAAGAAGCAACAACACTATCATCTGTTAATTTAACAATACCTCCTGAACCTGAAAGATGGAGAGTCATTGTACCAGGGAATAATTTTTCTTTATATCTTGCTCTTTCTACGTTGATAGCATAAAAATAAGATGCAGAATAGTTACCAAAGATGAAGCTTGCGTTTTCATCTCCTAAAATCAAAGTACGATATTGACCATAGTTTGATTTAGTAGGTGTTGAACCTGTTACTAAAGCATTGTAAAATGTACTACCACTACCATCAGCATCACAATATGCAATGTTAAATTGTACAGCAGCTGTTGAATCAGTAGATGCAGTTTGGTAAACTGAAAAGAAAAATTCTGAGGTGCTGCTAACTACTTGAGTTGATGAAGTATAAAAAGAAGTTAGTGTTGGAGTATTATTGCTCCATATAGCAGCGGTAACAGAATCGTTACTTAGTACTAAATCTTCAGGTTGTAATAATGAAAATCCCATATCTTATAGTGTTATATAGCTTATGCAGTTGTTGTATTTGTTTTTCTAATCTCTACTGGGATTTGCAATCTTGCACCACTGTCTCTACCAACAATTGTTAATGTAGCATATAAAGTAGTTTGACTACCAAATAATGTATTAACACCTGTTGCTCTCATATTCAATGTAGTTCCAATTACTGTTTTAGATACATTGGTACCATTAGTTGAAGTTGAGTTTAATGCTTGAGAAGCTTTAGTATCAATTCCAGTTCCTTCAAATGTTGAGAATAATCTAATATCAGAAATTGTAAAGGTATAACCTGAACTTTCGGTTGTTTGGTTATTACCCAAGTAATTTAATGTTGATGGTGTAATATTTGAAGGAGCATTTTGTTTTAAAATAACACTGCTTCTACCAACATCTAAAACAGGCATTTTAGCTGTACCACGAGGTAATGTAGCTAATTTATATTTCATGATTTGGGTTTCATCAGGAAAAGCTTCCATTAAAGGCATGTTTTCAATCGCCTCACCATAGTAAGCAGAACCTGAGGGGTGATTTGGATTATACAAGGTATAATCGATTTCATCATCACTTAGAGCAAATTGAGTAATCTTGAAAGAACCATCACCTTTCGAGAGTAATTCTCTTCCCTTTTTAGTAAGGATGGCATCAATTGTTACTACTTGGTTATTTAAATATCCCATTGTTAGATTATTTTATTTATAAATATACGTTTTTTTAGTTTCTATCCAAATTTAGTTGTTAAGTTGAGGACGTTTGTTCAACATCTAATGTATCTAAAAATAGATTTCTAGATTTAAGTTGAGTAATGATTGTTTGAACATTTCGTTTTTGTACCGCTGATAAATCATTGGGTATTAAATATCCTTGTCCTGAAGGGGTTTTAATTCCTAAAGAACCAGATGGAGGTGATTGGAAAATCACTGCTCTATCATCAGCATTTACTCTTCTTCTAATAGTAAAATTAAATACTTCCCCAGCAGGAATATTAAATGTTGAAGGGTCAGGTGTTACATTAATAGTATTCCAAATAGAACTATGAAAAACATCATGATTGTAGATTGGATTATAAGTTGAAATATTATAATCATCACCATATGCTGCGGATAATGCTGATGCTGAGGTACGGACATCAGTTACTATAAAATCTTGAGTTTCAAATAATGCTCTTGTAGCTGTGGTTTGATTCCATGTAACTCTAATTTCATCACCTTTTTTAATAATAAATGGTAAATCAAAATCTTCGTAAGTATCTACACCTGAAGCTGAGATTGGAGCAAACCTAATATAATTACTTGGAAGATTTGGATTTAATTTTTTATAAGGTAATGATCCAGATCTAGGCATCCCTAATCTTCCGGCAGCAGAAGAACCTGTGTTTGCTACTAATTGAAGTGAATTAGAAATAGCTATATTCAGGGTGTGAACTAAACCTAACCCAGGACCTCTTTGTTGAACTCTTATCCCGGAAGTTGGTTCGTAAGAAGAACTAATTAATAAACCACCACCTTGAAGAAGGAAATGACCACTTCCTGTTTCTAAGAAATAATCTCTACCCTCATTACCACCCGAGAGGAGTTGTAAGTTAACATATGGGGAAGTTGTGTAGCTAGTACCATACCTCATTTCACCCCAACTAGAGGAAATAAATGAACAAGTATCTTTAAATTCAACCTCAGAAATTTCGTTGGTAAGTACAGCATTATATTCAAGACCACCTTGTAAAATTTCAGAAGATCCTACTGTTAAAGATGAGTAGTCAATACCATTAAAAATATTTTTATCATATGCTACAATAGCATTTCTCCCTTTTTCAAATATAGAAGATACTTCATCTAATCTTTCATTTGAACCATCTAATTTATATACTTTAGGAACAATATTAGTTCCTGAGATATCATTAGAAGGTACTTGAATTAAGGCATCTAATCTAAAAGTATAAGAATCCCAAAGTTCGTAATTTTCTTTTGAATTTTTAAAATGGGCAAAATAAATAGGATGTTTGTCAACAGCTGCAACTTTACCAAATTTACCACCAGTGGTATCACCACCCCAACTTCCAGATCCCCCCGAAAGGAAATTTACACTTGAAGTAGAAGGGGTATAGAAGTTATAATCAGCACTTGCTACCTCACACCCATCATATCTAGGATTAATAATTCTGCGCATAGTGTAATTACTATCAGGTACTTCAGCTGGAGTGGCTGAACCTGAGATAACTGCTATACGGTTAGTAGCTGTAGTAGCATTTGTAGAATAATCTACATCGTATATAAATGAATTGTTTCTATTTTCGTTGTAGTTATTAGGAGTAGCATAATAAACCGAATTTTCAAAATTAACTCCTAAAGAAGAAATATAAGGATCAAAACTTACTAATGAAGTTTCATCACCAACTCTAGAATTATTCCTACTAGTGTTAAGTAAATTATACTTGTATAAGAAAGAGTTATTAGTTGAGCTGTAGGTTTTTGATAAAACTGGGATATAGTCTGAGTTTATAATAAAGCTATTTAACCCAGTACCATCTACAAAAGAAGTTCCAGACGAAGAAAGTGCAAATTCAATTTGTGAGCCACTATAATTTAAAGTAGAAGTATTGTCGTTATTATTAACATCAACAGCATTTAAACATAACCCAAAAGGTTTCCATCTGTTTAATTCGCTACCTGTATGGTAATAATTAGCAGGAGCATAATAAACAATACCTTCACTAACAGAAGCACTATTTTTAATAGCATACCCTAAAGAACTAGTAGCTCCTAGTCCACTACCTCCAAAAGTAAGTACAGCTGTACTAAAATATTTTAAATATGAAGAATATGCTCCTTCAGATAATGCAAACGTAGGATCTGTTCCAAGAATCCATCTTGAAGAACCTTGATCACCAGGGGTATCAAGATATTCTCCATCTCCTGTATAGTAAAATCTATAACCATACCCTGAAGAGGCGGCTAAATCATCTTGTTGTTTAATTTTTAAACCTTGAAGAACAATATCTGTAAGTGGAATTCCTGATGATTCTGTATCGGTATCTACACTACCTGCTGATATAGCACCATTGATATCAAAACGAACCATTGGAGCACTGTCCCAAGTAACTTGGTTAGCCCAATAATATGATTCACTTGGGTAAATATTTCCTTCAGTCCCAACCTCATACCACCCACCTCCTATAACAGTGTTAGCTCCATCACTATCTAATAAAGCTATAGCTACTACTTCATAATAATTTTGAGGGGTAGAAACACCATTAGCTGATTGGGTTATCCAAATTGCTGAACCTGTACCAGATCCTGGGTTGTAGGGACGAACTGTTGTTTCAAAAGTATCAATAACAGAATCCCAAAACTTTACATCAATTTTAGTATTACCATAATCTAAAATAGGACCATATTCACCTACCAAGAAATTATATGTAGTTTCAGTAGTTGAAGGTTTAGTAAATGGATTATTAAATAATGATTGGGTTGTTGCTGCAAATTCACTACCACTATATTCACCATCAAAGAATTCAGATTCATTATGATTGGTAAATTCAGTTAATCCAGTAACATTAACATTACTATCAGGATATGCTTGACCACCCCAATTAGTTGAAGCATTATTATCAAATTGAGCTGTTAATCTTCTTACTACAGTGTTTGCATCTGAGGTTAAGGTGAAATAGTATGTTTTTTTAGATTTAAAAGTTATATCTCTAAACCCATAATCAACAGTAGTACCTAAAGGTAAATAACGAGTTTGAGTAGCAATTACTCCAGTACCTACTTCATTTAAAGCTACTTCAACATTAGCTACGACACTACCTGAACCGGCATTTAAGTTTCTAACAGCAAATAATATATTTCCTGTATAATCATTAGTAGTATAGTTTGTAAATTCACCATCAGTATTTGTAAACCCATTACCCAAATCAATTAATGAAGAAGATACATCTAGGAAAGTGTCTTCTCTAGTGTCAATCCAGCTATAGGTAGGATTTGTAAATATTCTAGTGGCACTACCTGAGTTTAAAGTGTATGGGCTAGAAGGATCATTATCTTGAAGTCTAAAATATCCGGCAGGAACATTATATTGATTTGCTGATCCTCCAGCACCACCACTAAATGAGCCAACTGAAATGCTTGAAGTTAATTCAAGGTTTTCATAGTTGATTGGATTGTTATAAGTAATGTTCGCTCCTGAACCTGAAGCATAACGAGCTACTGTAGTAGTTTCGTTTAATGTAGGTAATGGGTATCTATTTCTTTCAAGTAAATGTTGTTTAATTACAATACCTGTAGAAACATTTGTACGAGCAGGAACATACGATTTAATTGCTTTAAAGATTGAATCATCATAATATTTGATTAATCTTAAATAATCATAAACATTACCTTTTGTATATTTTTGGAAATAGTATTCAGCTGTTCTTCTTAATTGAGGATAGTAATCAACCGATTCTGAAAGGAATCTAGGATCAGCTAAACTGTCAGCTACCACACCAAAACCAAATGTTTGAATAATATCATCATTTACCTCATCTTGAGGTGAGAATGCTACTTCTAAACTGTTAATATCTTCTGTATAACTTCTACTGATTTGGTAGTCTTGTTGGATACTAATTTGGTTTGAAAGGATAGTACCGTAATCACTTCCATCAGCAACTTGAATTTTATTAGAAATTCTATTACGTAAACCAACTGCAGGTTGATCTAAGAAATATACCTCAGTATTAGTTTTACTAAATGTTCTTAGTGTACTATTTTCATAGTAAATAATGTCATAATTACTTGATGATACTTGAGTACCTGGGTTGTAGAATGATTCTGTAACTAAAATAGCAGCAGCACCTGTAATAGCAGGGTGCATAGATGTCATTGATTCAGTATATGAAGAACTTAATGAACTAGTAAATAAACTTTCTAATTCATTTCCTAATGGTGCTCTAAAGTTTACAATATCAAATGAACTTAATGAACCTGTAAGGTTAATACCTTCAATAGATTCTGGGTTCATTACAAAATCATTAAATATACTTTCACTTATAGCATAAGCATAATATCTAAATTCTTGAAGTGAACCTGAGATAATTTTACCTGATTCATTTAATGTAACTCCTCCTACTTGTGAACCTGAAATAAAACCACCTAAATAAACACCATCAGCAGACCCGGTTCCATATTTGTTCCAGGCATCATTTATAGATTCTGAGATATTTGAAGTAATACTAGCAGATCCTTCAAATCCTATAGTATTACCATCAAATCCATTATAGATTTTATTTTTAGCATATAAGGTATAAGTTGTAGCATTATTGTTATCACTCGCACTTACATGCTGGTTTCTTTGGAGCATTACGGACCACCACCCCTTATTAAAGAATGGTAAATAGATGTCGTTAGACACAGCTACACCACCGTCTGCGCTTGAACCAGACATATAGAATCTCATTAGACCCCAATCGTTATACTCATTAGT